ATCGTTCTATATCCATCTGTGTAGCACTTTCAGGGATAGAGGAAGGAGTACCCTTTGCAAACCCAGGGAGCTTATCTTCATTAATAGCTTCAATTAGCGCTCGGTGCTTCCCAGTAGACGCTGCATTGATTACGTACTCACCATTAGAGAGCATTGCGGGGATTTTATCCTCTTTTGGACCACCAGGTCCTGTGATAGACCCGCCAGTTGCCCTATTAACTCCAGCCCAAGGGTTATAGGTAGGAGTATCTGGAGCTCCTGGAGTACGTGGATTATAATCCTGCCAAAAAGTTTGTAAAGCGCCAATTAAATCATCTAGTTTACCTACTAAAGTATCTGCTATAGTGGTTTTTAAATCTGTAATACTATTGGCTATAGCTAAAGAGTCTAGGTCTTTTAAAGAAGTGCCTAGTGTCTTCATGGCTTGTACACTTGCGGATAACTCTACAGTGTTATCAAGAACTGCATTTAAAGACTTCTCTGCTTGTGCTTTTGCAAGTTCTGCGCTGATTCGGGCTTCTTGTTCAGGGGTCTTACCTCCCTCATTAGCAAATCCTGCCATAATTTGGCTCTGTCCTAGTACCATTAGGTCTTGACCCTGCTGGATTAGTGAATCTCCTAAAGATCCCCACATAGTGTCTACTAAATCCGCAGCCCAGATAGTGCCGTGCTCTTCCCAGTTTTCCATAGCTTTTTGGTTAACAGTACGGAAAGAATCTACAGAAGCCTGTACCATAAATTCAGCAAAGGAAGACATGCTATCCTCCATTTCCTTAATAGTATAAAACCACTCATCTCTTACAGTTTTTGCCCATTCATTACCATTTTTCATGCGGCGTTTATGTGCAGCTTCCTGGTCCTCGTAGAAACTTTGCTGTAAGTCTCTTAGCTCTTCTTGCTTCTGATACTCTAAACCCATTAACTCTAGAGTTTTAATTCTATACTCCAAGTCATCTGAATTATACTGACCTCTCTCTTTTAGGAGTTTTGATCTATCTCTCTCACGACTCTGTTCTGCTGCTAAAAACTTAAGAGACCTGGCTTGTACCAAGTTTTCTTCTTTGAATAACTGGGACTTAGTGTCTCTTTGAGACTCTACTAAAGATAGGTATGCTTCAGTTGTACTTATCTGAGCATCGTACATTCTCTGTCTATTTTCCAGTACTTTATTTATACGATTCTCTTCCTGAAGGATCGCAACATCTAAGTTATAAATAGTACGCAGATGTACTGCCTCTTGTTGCCTTTCTTCAGCAGTTTTTTCAGATAAAGCTACACGTACCTTCTCAGCCTCATACACCTCGCGTAGGCGAGCAATTTGCTGTAGTTCTAATGTAGTATCTGCTTTAATTCTATTGCCAGAAGCATTGGCTTCTAGCTCTATTAAAGACTCCGTTCTACTTCGAAGTTCTTCTTGCTTATTAAGTGCTGCATCTACATATTCTATCTTACGAGTATTAATGGCCTGACGTCGTGCATCCTTAACTATTTCAGACTGGATATCTAAATACTTTTCTTGTAGGGTATTCTTGGCTGTTTGTAGCTCTACTTGGCGGTTATACTCTTCAGTAATATAACTAGTATCCCCTTTCTCTAGACTTAGATTAGTTTGATACTTAAGTTGTAAATTGTTTAGCTTCTCCTGGTGAGTCGCCTGCTGTACTAAGAGATTATTAGCTAGAACTTGCTCTATATTAATACTGGTTGCTAAACTCTCTATCTGAGTTCTTAAACCTAAAAGAGCTCGGTTTCCTTCTAACTCTTGATTTTTTAATTTTGTAAGAATCTTTAGGTTTTCTACATTTACATTCTGGTAACTTTCCCGTATCTTAAATATTTTTGTTTCTAAGCCCAGTATAGCAGCTTGTGTACTTCTTATCTTTTTAGCATCTTGCTTATCCTCATCTACAGAAGTTAAAGCTGCTAAAATAGCACGCCTATTTTCCAGCATTTGGTTGTGGTGCTCTAATTCCTTAGATACAGCAGTATTATGAGATGCTGCTGCTCCATTCAACAAACCAATTTCTTTCTTATTCCTTGCTAATCTTTTAGCTAATCTGGTTTGATTCGCTAAACTTAGTTCTATAGCTCTGGCATCTAATAGAGCTTTTAGATTGTAACCTTTCTGCTTTGCTAATAACTTATTAACCTCTGTTAGTGGTCCTTCTTGCCACTCTTCTTTATCAAAAGTTCTAGCTTTAGTACGTGGGTCCACTAAAGGGGCATTAAGCTTCTTACCCATCTCTATTAAGGTTTTGTATTGTTGCTCAGCATTTTTAAAAGCAATGGTACGTCCCAACCATTCATCTTCAGGTTTCACCTTTATAGCTTCTAAACTATTATTGAAGTTCTCCAGAGCTTCAATCATACCGTCAAATATAGAGACATTTTTAAAACCTTCTTCAAACGTTTTATACTCTTTATTAAACGCTTTTGAGGAATCTACAGCACCTCGGGTATTACCCGCAAGTAGCTTCTGGCTCTTCGAAACCTTCATTAAACCTGCAGAAGCTATTTCTGTCACTTTTCTAAGCTCACGCAGAGTAGCAGTTTCAGATTCAGTGATCTGTTTAACTCGCTCTTCTGTTAACCCCAAACTCTCCCACTCTAATCCACTAGTATGTAGTGATTCGCCTAAACTAACAAAGGCTTCTTGAGAGTCTTCTAACACGGAGCTCCCCATATTACCCCACATTTCATTTATACTCTTATCTAATTCAGAACTATTATCAATAAAGATACCTTGTTTAGCTGTAAACTCCTCAAAAGAGGCAGCTAAATTAGAGGTTCTATTAGCAGTATGTTCTGCTGCAAGTGCTACGGAGTTTAGAGACCCGTCTGAGCTCTGTAAAGTTTGCATGTACGCCCGGTATTTTTGATTCGTATCTGTAAAAGTATTTTGTAGGGTTTTAAATGCCTCATCTACCTCTGAAGCGTTTTGGGTAGATAGCCCTGTAATTTTTAGAAAAACGTCCCCCACTATCTGAAGAGTACCCGCAACGGATATTACCTTCAAAGCTGTTGTTACTAAGGTGTTTAGTGCTGTGGTTAATGTACGAACTGCTAAAACTACAGAAGTAGATATTGTAGTGGCCCATCTCTTCCATATAGTTATTCCATGCATCTGCGTAGTGTGTAAAATATCCATCTGTTTATTTATATTTTTAACACCTCTAATAAAGGACTTGAATACTCCTGACCCTTTACTTATTTCACTATAGTAATCTTTTAATACAGAACCACTAGCTGACTTAGCAACTGCGCTGCTATATAGTTTTCTAGCCTTCCCTTTACTTATGTACCCAGCCTTTCTAGACGCTATTACGGACTGCTCTACTTCATCCGTATTAATAGACATTTGCTCTGCTTTACTCTTCCACTCCTTAGATAGGTTTCCTATACTAGGCACTACTTTATTACCTAAATAAGATATTAAAAGACCAAAAGAAGTCATCATAGCAATGGGGGATTTAGCCACTATATCTAATGCTGGAGATAGTATAGAATTAAAAGCTCCTCCCACATTTAAAGCCATATCTGTTACTTTAGAGGATAACACATCCCATTGGTTCGGGTCCATAGTATCATTTAAATGACCAAACTTATCTAAAGCCTGACCTGTAGCAAACTCCATAATAGCCATCTGCTTCTCAAATGTTGTCATAGAAGACACAGATTTATCATTAGACTCTGCCCAGGCTTCCTGCGCATCTTTAAGTCTTAGAATAATACCTAATTCATCCAGTAACTCTGGCTCAGCCTTTACTACACCACGTGTCATTCTATCTAAAGCGTCGGGCACATTACGTCCCAAAGCTAAAGCCGCTACTTTGGCGGCTTTACCCATTTTAATTATATCGTCGGAACCAAAACCTGCAGCAGAAGCTAAAGTAGCAGTATCTGCAGCTTCTTTATAAGTTACGGCCATATCTGTAGCCCTCTGGAGTTGTTTAGCTACAATACTTAAAGATAGTCCTGTAGTTTTTCCATACTCTGCCATACCTTTTTTCATCTGAACTAAGTTTGCTGCTTCTCTTAAGCCTCTAAAAGCTGCTCCAAGAGCAAATACTTTAGCGGCATAATCTGCGTACATAGCAACAAAGCCTCCCATACCCGAAGCCATTTTCCCAAAATCGCGACCAGCGGCTCCGGAAACGCCTGCTAAACCTTTCTCCCCTTTATTATACTTGCTGGTATTTCTAGAATTTCTATCCTGTCTAATCCCGGAGAGTGCGGCCTGACCTGCACTCCTTTTCTCCTCTACAGTTCTTCCAGAAGCTACCGCTGCCCTATATCTATTATGCTCTTTTTCGTTAAGACTTTCACCCCTAACTACTCTAAGTTCTCCAGCATGAATCTCCCCTCTAGAGGCTCTGGCTCTCTTCACTTCTTGCATAGTAGCTAGTCTAGCTTTAGAACCTTTTTTCATAGTACGACCAATAGTAGTAATCAGTCTCTCCAAATTCTTATTTAGAAGATTCATTTGAGCATTAGATCGTACAGCTATATCTTTCTGACTTTTAAAAACTCTAGCCATATCTGTAAACTGACTTTCAAACTTAGATTCGTGTGCACCGATGGCTTTAGTAGTACCTGCTTGCAACACACTACCTATTCCCGGAGACCTTGCAGAATCCTTATAGCTTCGGGAAGATTCTCTTGAGTCTCTACCTGTAAGTCTAGCATTTAAGCGTATTCCCTTTGCCTCAATCAGCTTAATCTGTTGCATAATTGAGTTTTTAAAATACTTCTTATCTATTACTGCTTTAATTTTAAGGGACTTAGATCCTCCAGCACCTAGACTAGCGAAAGCTCGTGATACACTTCTTTGGAATGAGGGTCTATCAACGGATAGCTTAACCTTACGGTTCTTCTTACCCGCTGCCTTATTTAATTCCTTTAAATCAGCTACAGTCTCTTTTAAACCTTTTGAGGTAACCTTAACTAATACTGTTTTTTTATTATCAGCCACTTTAAACTCCGGGAGGTACGCCTTTTTTCGCTTTCGCTTGGGCCTCGGCTACTTTCTTAGTAGCCTTCTGTTTTTTCTGCATTGCTTCAGATCTTCTTCCATCCATATAACGGATAAAGAATAATGCTAATGCTTTATCTTCTAATTTATATATATCGCACAGTTCAGAGAACCCTGCCCAATCCTTACCCATATATGTTCCAGACATCCCATCCCATTTATCTGCTAAAGTATTATAAAGGGTGAAGTACTCTTGGATTTCTAGGGGGAACTCCTCCATCTCTGGAGGTATCTCTTCCTCACTAGGTTTAGTTCCTAGTTGCTCATGAATAGCAAGGATCTTCTCTCTATCAAAATCCTGAGTGATAAATTTAAAGTATCTATCAATTAATTTAGTAACTTCAGCTACTTGGTCTTCGTAAAATTTTGTAGGTCACCTACAACATCTGCTACGAAGCTATCAAAATCTGGGGAATTTTTCATAAGGAGGTAAGCATTTTCAGTACTGTAGTCTAACTCCGCGTTAGTATCTACATCCTCTAGCTCTACTAACATGAAGTCCGCTAGATACTCATACTTAAAGCCAGACCAACCCTTTATGACTGCCTCTACATACAGTTGTAGAAATAAATCATCATCTACTTCTTCCATAGGTTGACGTGTTTTTCTGTCAAATTTAGTACTAGTAGATTTCTTACGAAGCTTCATTAGTTCATCTCGGCCTAAAAAGGTTAGTTTCAAAATGAAATCTTTATACCCCGGGTAGTCAATATCTACTGTTTTAGAGGGGGTCATTAAAGACTCAAGACTTGGTTTAACTGCTGCAACCGTATTCATATTTATATTCCTATATTAAAAATTTTCTGTATTACCTGATAATAATTCAGGGGTGTTTTAAGATTTTCTAACCACTAGGTCTTAGGGTTAAGGCATCTTTGCCTTTATTAAACTTTTTGCTCTCCAATGAGCGAAATTTGGTGAGACTAGTTAAGTAATTGGTTACCTAACAGGAGTTGCAACTCCTTTCATCTCTTAATAAAAAGGCGGCAACCACCTAGGCAGCCGCCTTTATTTAACGTACTACTTATTAAGCGTCTAGGTCTACACTAGTAGAACCTTTATAAGTAATAGTAGCTTCATCTGCAGAAGAGTATGCGGTACTTTCAAGACCAGTAAACTCAATAGTTACAGAGACTACATCCGCTACATCTATAGTAGGGATAGTAAAGTGTGCATGAGGAACACTAACTGACATATTAGGAGCTACTGCGCCACCAATATTCAAGGTCATTGTTCCATCAACAGTGGTATCTGGGTTGGCACTACTAACATCAGACATGAAGTCGTTTAGTAGCTCCTCTGAGTCTGATGCTCCACCAGACGTTAGATAGCAAGTTAATGAACCAGATACTGCACGAGTACCTGTGAAGTGTGATTGAGGTTGGTTAATTACTCCCAATTCTTCAGGGGTTAACCAAGTAATCCCATTATCAAAGGTGAGACTTCCACCCGTTACTGCTAAACTATACTCTTTCGAACCATTAGCTGCAGTAGCAGTAGCTGTTGCACCACTACCTGCACCACCACTAATATTAATAGTTGGAGCGCTGGTATATCCAAAGCCTCCACTAGTTACAGTAATAGCAGTTACTACACCCCCAGCTACAGTAGCTGTAGCTTTAGCTCCAGAACCACTTCCACCAGTAAAGCTTACTGTAGGTGTACTAGTATATCCAGTACCTCCAGCAGTAACAGCGACAGAACTAATAGTTCCTGCAGCACTTCCATCTAAATCTAAGCCTAAAGTACAAGTACTTAGCTTATTAGTAATGAAGTCTGCTGTAGTAGGAGCTGCTAAATAATCAGTACCTGCAGTAGCTGGGCGGGTAGAACCTACCTCTACTAGAGACTCTCCTTGTCCATTCCAAGAGATTTGGGCGAGACCGTCAATACTAAAGTCTACTTCAGCAGAGTTTAGTACTCCATTCCCAATCTTGTAACAAAGACCTGAATCCGAGAAATAGAAGTAGTAGTTTAACAACTCAAGCTGATGAACATCAGAATCGTTAAAATCTACAACTAAATTGGTAGCACTAGAAGTGACACCTTTAGCACCTGATTCAGCATCAGTAGTACTAGCTACCATAGCATTCCAGAGTAACTTCTCAGTTGCAGAATGTACTGCACTACTTGCTCCACCACCATCTGTATCCTGATAAGGACGTACATAAGTTGTAAAACTAAAATCAACAGGATCTAATGCTGTATTGAAGATCTGCTGTCCACGTTTAGGGGCGTCGCCTGCTTCATTAACAGTAATATTCTGAGTTTGGTTTCCTTGAGAGAAACTAAACCCGTCTAATACAGGGATTTCGTATGTATCGATTCCTGCAGTTCCTGCACTATTGCGTAAACGCCCACCTATAGTACCACTAGCAGCTCCAACCCAGCTGGATCCTACGGTTGATACTATGAGGGTACAATTTCTACTTAAACTAAATGCCATAATAATTTCCTTTATAACAAACTTACCAATATTGGTAAGACTCTTTGTCTATAGATTAGTATTGACTATTATCTTATAATCTATTAGACATTTACATCACTTGATATTTGACTTCAAGCGTTATCTCTCCCACTCCAAAAGGTGCTAATAGCCCCTCATCGGAAGTGATAGATTGAATTCTGATTTCTTGTGTAGTTTTACCTACATCGTAGGTTAATTGATTATTATTATCAATAATTTCCTCTACATCAGTAAAAACTTTTTCTAATTCGTTTACGGGGTCTTCCCCTTGAACGTACATTCTTACTGTAATACCCAGTATACCCCATTTAAATGAGTTCCCGGGTAGGTACTCTCTTACCTCATTTCCCGCTGTTACGCTGAGATAAGGAAAGTCATTTACTTCATCCCAGAAAACTAATTTATTAGTAACATTAGATGCTAAATCTGAGTTATACGTACCAGACCCATCAATTAACTTTAGTTTTGTTACTAAAGCTTCTACGATGCCTCCTCGTGCCCTACCTGCCATTATAATCTCCTAGTCTTTAAGTTGAACTTACTATGTATGTAAGTAGCTGCTACTTCTCTAATAGACTTATCTATTAGAAGTCTTGGGTCTCTATACTGGTTACCTTGTTTAAAACCTCTTTCGAAAGTTTGATAAGGAGACTTCATATAAGTATAGAAAGCTGTTAAGTTACCTTCTCGTGTAAACTGTAAGTCTGTAACTCCTACAGAGTTTGCAAAACGCCCTGTTCTATAATTAAGAGCTGGAGATTTCATGTTGTGTTTTACTTGGGATCTAATTAAGCTATCTATAAGACTTCTTATAGTAACTAAACTAGTAAACTGCCCTCTAGGGTTTTGTAACTTAGCAGTAATTGCGGCTCCCTTTATCTTAGCCTGTTGCTTTTTATAGTTGTTTCGTAGCTTTATAGAATTGTTTTTAACTTTAGAGGCTCGTAACTTAATATGTTTACTTTTTATTTTTCTATTTTTTGAAGTTACTTTAGTAAGTTTCTTACCTTTTATAACTAAGTCTAATATCTTTAAGATTTTATCTTCATAACTAGGACTGGCTTTTAGCTTAGAAATATTGCCTTGAAGTCTTTTAGATAAATTCTCTGCTGCAAAATTATTCAAGTCTTTTAGTACTGTTCTTATAATATCTTTAGTATCTACGTCTCTTTCACCCTTTGACTGATTAAGTTTACTTTCAATATAAACAACTCTTTCGTACTCAGAACCTAATAAGTCACTAAAGTTATCGTCTATTTGTAAATTCTGGTTTTTAAACCAGGTATCTATAGAATCTTCTATTAACCAAGTAACTTTCTCTATAGAAGTATTATTAAGACTACTTGGGGGTAACATGTTTAAAATAATTTTGGTTAATCTATTACCTACAGCTATTTGTTTAATAGGAAAATTGTGTCCAATATCAAAAAACTTTAAATCAATTCTATCACTAGCAGGTAGCGTTTTATTATATTCGTAAAATAAACTAGTTATTTGATTAGCAGCACCTCTAGTACTAGCTAACCTTACGTATTTATTTCTAATATCTTCAGGTAATTCATCTTTATGTTCATATAACCATTCTTTGGCTAGTATAAAGCTGGACTTAGCTCCGATTTTGTTTGCAAAAATTCTTGCATTACCGAAGTTAGAGAAAGTTATCTCAAAACCTGAACCTATCTTGTCTACTCTAAGAATTGTTTTGGAGGGTTTAAAACCTAATATAAAATTAGATATGTTCTCCCACATTCTTACAGCGACTTTAGGCCCTAAGCCATTGTTTTGTACTTCATGGCTTATTTGAGCTTCACTAACTACCAGAACTTGCATGTTTTTAGCTTCTGATATTCTTAAAGCTTTTGTACCTAATGCGTATTCTTTACCGCTGGCAATATCAACCAGTAAATTATCATATACGTCACTAACTCTGCTAAATTTTTTTGGCATTAGTCAATATTCCTATATAACTCCAGAATACGTTTTATATGGGGTGGGAAATCTGAAGGTGTGGAACCTGCAATATTATTAATGCTAGCAGATCCTGGTATAGCTTTATTGGGTGTTGATTCTTTTTTCATATAATATGTAATTAAATCAAAACAAGCTAGTTTCAAATCGGAAGGAGTAGAGGAGTAGCCACCTTTATAAATCAGTTTTACAGATTTAGTGCCTAATGGGAAGTTAGCTTTTAACTTAGTAACTGCTTGATCTGTAGAGGCTAACTCGTAGTCTCTATCTGCAGTCCAGTACTCAGAAGCTGCTTCGCAAGTCTCTTGAGTTGTATAAGTTGTATTGCTACAACTGCCAGTCCATCTTTCTGCTGTGAAAGACCAGCTCTCACCATCAGTATGTCCTGTAGTTGCCCCGAAGGTTATAGATATATTACCCTCTAATTGTTGAATAGAACCTGTAATAACTACATTATTCTCTTTCCAATTTGAACCCCCATCCCTTGACCACTTAAAAGTATCTGGAGTTCCCGCGTTGTCAATTTGTATAGTATAACTACGACCAATTTCACCTGACGACGTATTTGCGTTGTATCCAGTGATAGTTAAATCGTTTAAGCCACTTCCATTGAAAGTGTCATTATTTATACAATTTGTTTCATTTGCTTTTGAAGAAAGAGTACATTGAGCAGTACCAGATTCTAAGAGATAGTAATTATTTGCGTCTGCAAAATTACTCTCAATGGTAGTTTTGTTTGTAGAGGCACTACCGCGCTCTAATAATTGCACAACTTCTGTAATAGGAAGTTCTGCCGGATATATTGTATTTTGGTATTCTTCTACATCAAAATACTCAGTTTTTTCACTTGAATAGTTATCTATAAAAGTGCGCCCACAATAGGTTTTTACAAGCGAACTAACGTGTGTACGCAGAGAGTTAATCTTTGAGTCATTAGTATTACTATTTATATTAGCGTAAGCTTTATATTCACTTACAGAAACTAAATCAGCCATTCCTTTTCCCATTGTATAATTATATTATAACCTAAAGACTTGATATGTTCTAGTCTTTCTATTGTTTCGTTGTGTAACTGTCCAAACGTTTTACTACAGCTTTTATTATAGTCGTCTGGATCGTAAACTTCAGGATTACCGTGCCAGTAATCACCTAAGAACTCGTATACTGTATTAGTCTCAGGATCGTATCCATCGACTTTATAGTTCGCTATCGGATACTGCCGCTCTGTAATACCTAAAGAATCTAACCACTCTTTTTCTTTTAATGATTCTTTATGTAGTACGGGTTTAATATCTAGTTCCTTGAATCTATGAGATAATTTACCCTTCTGATAACCTAATTCTTTACTTATTTGAATTAAGGGTTTAGTTTTATTCTCTTTTTTTAACCATTCTTTATTGTAAGATAGAGCTAAGTTTTCTTCCGTAATATGTGATTGATTACAGTTAGGTTTTAAACCTGCTTTTATACAAGCAGTAGTATATGATCCAAATACTTTTCTATACGTTTCAGTGCTATAGGTTTGGTTATCTATAGACAACTCTTTATAAGTAGGAGTGTGTTTTAGTTTACCTGCTAAAGTTTTTAGATCTTTTAGTAAAGATTCTACGGAGTATTCTGTATGTCTATTAAGTGTAATACTTGCGGCAATAAGAGCCTTATTATGAGAACCAAAGTACCTTTTGTACGTATTACAGCAAGGCATTAAAGGATCCTTATCTACCTCAGAAACGGTAGGGGTTCTGCCTAAATACTCTGTAAAGTACTGAAGTTCTTCAACTAATAGTTCTTTTGTATACTTTCCCATGACTCTCCTTGTAAGATACTATTTGGTGAGCTATTCAGTATACAAGGTACTAAAAAGGCTGGCCGGCCGATTCGCTCTATAAGTTTTTCTAAACTCGAAAGCTTAGAAAAACTGACTGGTTTTACCCAGTCAGTAATTTAGTCTCTAGCTATTAAGCACCAGACTTAAGTAAGCACATAGATGCCTTACCAGCAGCTCCCGCTTCTTTAGCGATGAAGCCAAATCTACGAGTAGCTACGATAGCTTTTTGCTGCGCAACTATATCTTCAGCAGATTGCACAGTAAGTGCTCGGTAGTTACCTAAAATATAATTTTGAGGATTAACTAAAATGCCTTGTGCCTTGCCTGCAGCTTCAGCTTCAAAAGCATCCGATACAACCATAGAAACACCAAATACTTTACCTAGTTCGCCAGAGCGAATAGTAGCAGACTCACCATACTTATCAACAGTAACAACATTAGTATTGTCCATAAGACCATAATATGCTTGCTGGCTTAAGAATAATACTAAGTCAGAAGGGTTATGTCCCCATTGTCCCATATTAGAACGTGCTGTTAGGATGTTAGCTGTACTAATCATAGTACCTGCTGCTGCAGTAGTAACGTTGTTACCAACATTACCACCAGCTAGTTCTTCCAATTCAGTGAAAGGAGCAGCTGTACCAGTACCTAGGATAGAAGCATCGGAAGTGCGAGCCATACGACGTACAATTGCATCACGAACGATAGCAGCGATTGGAAGTAGTGTATCCTCTTCCTCTTCATAACCGATATACTCACGAGTAGCTAGCTTATATGCAGTTAGCGTTACTTCGTTTAGAACGTGTTGTTTAATAGCACCTGTAGAAGCATCATTGAAAGCAGTACCAATAGCAGCGCCGTCATTGAAATCATTCTGGTTAGTTGCATCTACCCAAGTAGCATCAAGACCCGTATCTGGGTTGATAGGCATATTCATAACGCGAGCATTCATCGCTAGAGAGTTGAATACTGGTTCAACAACTACACGATTCTGAATAGCTTGGTAGATATTTGAGTTCCAAGTAGTCTCCCAATCCTGGTCATCAGAGTTGACACGATTACCCTTCTCAAGCAATCTCTTACCAAAGTCTAGTTCTTTAACAGGTACACCTAAAATCTTAGATGTAATGAAAGCACTGTTGAGCTCGTCAGCACTAGGTGTACCAGAACCAGGCTCAGAGAACTGCATTTTAGACTTCTGCATAGCAGCCATCTCTTCTTTAGCTCCCTTTAACTCAGTCTGCATCTCCTCTAGAGACTTAGCATAGCTATCTCCGTCGGCCTTAATACGAGTTTCTAACTCCTCTGCTACTTTCTCTGCATGAGTCTTACCGACTTCTAATGCTGCTACTTTCTTATCTGCGGCAACTTCTGCTTCTTTTTCAGCAACTTCTGTTTTGTAAGCTTCAACAGCACCTAGTGCAGTTTTAGCCATCATTTCTTGTAATTCTTTTTGATCCATTTTTAATTCCTTGAGAATATTATTATCCTGAGAAGGTATCTTCTCAATTTCAGTAGTTTCTTCTTTTTCTTCAATCTCGTCTTCTTGTTGAGCCACGAAGCTCTTCTTGAAGTCGTTATACTCGCCAATATCAGTAAAAGATTTAGCTAAAGAAAATGTCGAATCTTGGTTAGCGGGTATAGATACAACTGATACTTCAAAAAGCTCTAAGTCTTTAATGAAGAAGGTATCTTCGTCCCTGTCGTAGTCAGCATCTTTGATACTAAATCCTACGCTAAAAGTTTTTAAAACTCCGTCTTTAATGAGGTTATATACTTCGCCAGCAGCTTTACTAATTTCTGCTACAATCTCTAAACCTTTGTCAGTGACGTTATAATTAACGGCAGAGCCAATAGGACGAGAGTGATCATGAAAAGCTAGAATTACAGGGTTTTTGAGATAATTATCCAATCCACCTTGCTCCCATGCTTCTTTCACAATTATATCGCCCGAACGATCCTTAGAAACAGTATTGGCGTAACCTTTAATTGTTATAGAGTCCGACTCTCCGGCCGCTTTCTCAACAACATTAAATGGAGAGCTAATTTCAAATTGTTTATTCATTCATTCTTATCCTTATCTCCCTGAGGAGGTTTTCCTCCCTCAGATGGGTTGCCTGCACTCCCTGCTACATTTGCGGGAATACGTATGTCATCATGACCTTCTAGTGGTTCTAATCGTAGTGCCTCTCTAGCTTCGTTAGGGGTAATAACCCCTCCATTAACTAGAGTGGAATAGTATTTTGCTTTGTCGTCTAACTCTGGTTGGAGTGGTGATAAATCTTCAAGGGCTGCTGCGAGGTCATATCCAAAATACCGTTCAAAACCACTTAGTACTTTACGTACTAAAGGTAAAACGGTTTCTTGATACATTAATCTATGGTTGGGTCTAATATTAGCATTATTACCCCCATTTAATAAAATGGGAGGGATACCAATAGTTTTAAGGATTGTCTCCTCTAGACTTTTCACAGAATCTTCAAAATCTAATTGTCGAAAATCAACATTAGAAATGCTATCTATCTCTAGTCCACCATCTAAGATAAGAGGTCTACGACCTCCAGACTTAGGGTTATACTTTAGAGACCAGGAACTTATAAGTCTTTCCTTAACTTTGGCACTGAGAGTGTTGGGAGTTTTAAGTACCAATCCAGGTACTGCTCCATTTTTAAAAAAGTTGCTTTGGAAAGATCTCATATCATATAGTAACTCGATGCTAGCTTTTGCGGCATTTAATCGAGTCATTCCTCTATAAATAGACTGAGTTGCATTATCGGGTATATGTATAATTTCTTCAGGTTTATAACTGATCTCATTATACTTATAACCTTTAATAAATGTGTGTTTATCTGGTATAATAGTTACGTTAGATGCGGGTAGATGAAAAAGGTTTGCGCCGTCGTAGTATGCAAAGCTATTACCATCCATTAACATATCTAAATACATATTTCTCCAAAATGCATCAGCATTCTGGAAAGGATTTGGTTGTCTATTAAGTAAGTTATTTAACTTTTTAAGCCTAATAGTCTGGATGCCTGGGAAAGACTCTTTCTCTCCTACATCTATCTTGAACTGGGCAGAGGCATCTACTATCATATTAACGCCTCGATTAACTGCTTCCAGTTTTTCAAAAGCTCTTTCAAACTTAATATTAGGAACTATAGAACTAGTTTCCCCAGAAGCTGCTGCAATACTTGGTTGCGCAGGATTTAACTTCTGTGCTATACTTTTAAACCAACTCATATTCTTTATCTCTTCGTTTAATAACCCAACGCTCCTGCTTTTTAGCAGTGTGTAGCTGAGGACGTTTTCCGTAAATTCCATGCAACCTCTGATGGTGGGTTTTACACAATGTAACTGTTTCGTCATAAATCTCTTTGAGATTTTCTGAAATAAACTGCTCTCGTATATCCATAATATCTTCGGCTGTACTTATATTGGAAATGCCTTGCTGTTTTAACCACTTTTCTAGTAGCTCTGTCATACCATTATAGTGATGGAACTCTAAGCTCTCTATACTACCACAAATAAAACATTCAGTACCTTTATCATACTTTGATTTTGCTTTATCTCTACAGTACTTGATTAGTTGTCTCTTTAATTCTGCCACTCGTTTTCCCACTCTGTAATTATATTGTACCCTAAGGATTTGATGTATTTTAGTCTTTTATTAGTTTCATCAAATAACTGTCCAAACGTTTTACTGCAGCTTTTATTATAATCGTCTGGATCGTAAACTTCAGGATTGCCATGCCAGTAATCACCTAAGAACTCATATACTGTATTAGTCTCGGGATCATATCCATCGACTTTATAGTTCTCTATAGGATACTGTCTTTCTGTAATACCTAAAGAATCTAACCACTCTTTTTCTTTCAAGGATTCTTTATGTAGTATAGGTTTGATGCCTAATTCTTTAAACCTACTGGACATCTCATGTTTATTATAGCCTAGATTCCTACTTATTTCTTTTAAAGTTTTTGTTTGGTTTTCTTTACTAAGCCATTCTTTATTGTATGATAAAGCTAAGTTTTCTTCTGTAATGTGGGACTGATTACAGTTAGGTTTTAAACCTGCTTTAATTATTGCGTTGTTCCAGGAGCCAAAACGATCTTTATAAGTAGTACTACAAGGCATTGAAGTACTTTTATCTATCTCAGATACTGTAGGCGTTTTACCCAAAACTACTGCAAACTGTTCTAATAACCTTATTAAGTGCACATCAGTGTGTGTTAGGATGTTAGATTTTAAACCTACCTCAACTAATGCGTTATTCCAAGACCCAAAACAGTTTTTATAAGTAGTACTGCAAGGCATTAAAGTATCATTATCTACTTCAGGTATTGTAGGCGTTTTACCTAAATATTCCGCAAAGTACCTTAACTCTTCTATTAGTAGTTCTTTAGTATACATTAGTTTTCCCACTCTGTAATTATATTGTATCCTAAAGACTTGATATGTTCTAGTCTTATATTAGTTTCATCAAATAACTGTCCAAACGTTTTACCTACTTTCTCATTGTAGTCGTCTGGATCGTAAACTTCAGGATTACCGTGCCAGTAATCACCTAAGAACTCGTATACTGTATTAGTCTCAGGATCGTATCCATCGACTTTATAGTTCGCTATCGGATACTGTCTTTCTGTAATACCTAAAGAATCTAACCACTCTTTTTCTTTCAATGATTCTTTATGTAGTATAGGTTTAATATCTAACTCTTTGAACCTGCTAGACATTCTATGTTTATTATACCCTAAATCATTACTTATTTCGTGTAAAGTTTTAGTCTCGTTTTCCTTACTAAGCCATTCTTTATTGTAAGATAGAGCTAAGTTTTCTTTACTAATATTCTTTGATTTACCATAACAGCCTTTAACTACTAAAGCACAAATGGAATTATAAGAACCAAAGTACCTTGCATATGTAGAAGCAGAGGGAGTACTTTTATCTAAGTTTAATTCTCGTACTGTAGGCACCTTTTTTAATTCTGTACAAAGGTTTTTAAATAAAGTAACTAGTTCTATTTTAGTATACTTTCTATGTTGTTTTAAATTATTATTAAGGCCTGCAGCTTCTAAAGCCTTATTCCAAGAACCAAACCTTTTCTCATATGTGGAAGTTGCAGGCATTAATTCATCTTGCTTAACTTCTCTCTGTGTGGGATTTTTATCTAAGTAACTCGAAAAATGCTGAAGCTCTTGTATCAAGAATTCATCTGTATATATCATTTTAAAATCCTAGTTTATAACGTCATTATACCAAAATACTCCTGAAATGTCAAGAGGTATTTTTCAGGGGTTCCAAAGAAAAACAGAGTTACCGGAATCAAAAAATCTATTAAAATTAGCATAATACATATTTTCAACCTCAGTCCATTTTGGTTCAAATTCTTCTAAAACGTTAGCTAATTTATGCTTTTGAAACTTTACCCTTGAGTACACTTTAAGCCCTTTAAAATACCAATAGTTAGGGCTACTATTATGTGTATGTGTAAAACCTAGCATACTATATAGGTTTCCAGTATTCCAACGTCTATCTGAATAAGATAAAATTCCTTTAGGTTTGTAGTTTCTTAAGAAGTACTTAAAGAGTTTGGAGGCGCCCCCAACTACACTTGATCCCATCCTATTTGCATATCTAATTAGTTCCCAGTCGGCTGCTCCACTATATCTGGATTTACCAAAAGTCATTACAGCCACTAAATCTTCTTCGTAATATAATCCCAGTTTAACTGAGGCTCCTACATACTTTTGAATATGATTAGTATTTAAAAACTCTTTAGACTCTGGCACCCCTAGTTCGGATACTGTACATTTTCTAGCATATATTCTATCAGACTTCCCTAACATATTCTTTATTCTTGAAAGTACTAATTCTCGCTGGTTTACCCACTCATGCTCAAATATATGAACTAATCTAATACCGAGCTTTTCTGCTGCTAGAGTCTTATTTAAATGGTAGTTTCTACCCTTCCCCTGTTTCTCACTATGCCAATACAATCCATTAAACTCTATACCTAACTTTAGCTCTGGGAGATATATATCTATTTCTTTACCTTCTAGAAGTCTTTGAGAGGTTAGTATTTCTCCTGAGTACAATATCTTAATTTCCGCTAGTAAGTCTAGTTCTTCTTGAGATACTTTAAGGGAGTTACTAGCTTTTAATCCTAATTCTTTAAATCTATCGGACATTCTATGTTTATTGAAACCAAGTTCCTCACTAATCTTTTGTAGAGGTTTTGTTTTATTTTGTTCTAATAACCATTCTTTATTATAAGATAGAGCTAAATTTTCTTCCGTAATATGTGATTGATTGCAATGTCTTTTTAGGTTTAAAGTACCTAGTAAATTATCATATCCACCGAATTTTTTATAAATAGTTTGACGACTAGGAGTTTTTAAGGATTTATTTACTTCCTCAGAAGTAGGTGTTCTACCTAGCTCATCTGCTAAACTTAGAACACCCTTTTTTATTTTTTCAATAGTCCAGGAAGTACTAAGACCTGCTTCTTTTAATGCATTATCCCAAGAACCGAACTCTTTGCGTATCTTTACATCACTAGGTAAGTACTCCACCTCTTTACATTCACGCACTTTTGGAGGTCTTCCGTGCTGTTTAAAAAACTTAGTTAGTCCTTCAATTATGTATTCTTTTGAAACAGAGGTATTAAACTTACTAACACTATAAGGTATTCCTGCTACTGAACAAACTTTATCCCAAGTGCCAAATCTATTAATATAAGTAGAGGCCCCCTTTAGATATTCAAATTCACTACATTCCTTTTGTTTGGGTGCTCTGTTATTCTCTTTATAAAACTTCTGTAAACTCTCAATTAACTCTTCTTCTGTGTATCTCATTTTTTACTCCTAAAACAGAAAAACCAACGGAAGCTCCTATAATTTTATCTGCAAGAATAAAGAAGTTATAAGCGGGGCTATCCATTGGTTTTTCTGTTACTTCTCAACTCTTGCAACTATATTATATCAAAAATAACCTAGATTGTCAAGTACTATTTTTTAGAAAGTTATTTCTGAGGCTACAAAAGTGTACAAAGCGTAACGTAAACTATCTGACATATGTGAAGCCATGTTGTGAACAGGTTTTTCAACTAGTAAATTTTTATTAGGGTTCCACTGATACTGGTCCAAAGCAGCTAAAGTCTCTTTACAGTGTTGCCCTACCATAAGACTGTCATTATCTACGATAGTAGCTACTGCAGCAATCCCATCAAGTACGCTCTTAGTTGCATTAGTAGTTGATATATCATACTTCTGAGCTAAATCGAATCTCATTTGTTGAGCGGCAGAGTCTATATAAATTACATCTATATCCCACCTATCAATTAGAACTTGAATAGCTATAGCGTGTTGCTCCGTAGTTCTCTCTGCTTCCATATACTCATCAAGAATATAATACTTTTCAGCATCCCAGTCATATCCGACAACGCAAAAAGCCGTAGGATCTTTGTAACCCACGTCCATTCCTGCAAATATGTCCATACGGGAGGTGTCTAATTCAGATAGATCAGCTACGCATTCAGCGTAATTAAAGTCCCAAACCTGTCCTTCAAAAGTATTAAAGTCTGCTAGGTACTCTTGGTTAAATTCCGCTTTAGACATACCTCTTTTAGCTTCATCAATATCCTCTTGACTAATTCTAGGGTTTTCATGATAGGTAGCTCTAATAGAACACCACGTTGGGTACTCATTATTATAACCACGCTGATAAAATTCCGAGAACCAGTTATTACGTCCACGAGGGGTACTAATAAAAATACACTTTGAGTTAGGTTTGTCTAGAGTAGGTCTTAATGCGACGTTAAACGCATCCATACCAGCATCACCGAGGGCAGCTTCATCAAATATAATTAAGTCGTAAGACCTACCAACTGTAGAATCAACTTGATTGACGGAACCCATTCTAACAGTACTACCATTCGTGAGTTCAATAATTTTATCTTTCGCATTATCTCTAGCTACTTCTAAATCGAAGTGTTTAATCAGGTTACGTTGCAGGTCAAAAGATATCTGAGATAGAGAATAGTTAGGACTCATGATTAGTACATTCATACCGGGTACTAAAGCTATTAGCTGA